CCCTGCGTCCGGGCAGTCTTCGTCAGGAACTTCCTCTTGAACTCGTCTGCAATCGCCGATATGACTGGCTCAATGATGCGATTCATGTAATTGTTCATCGTTTTCTCGTCCGCGGTACCATTCAGGATCTCCTGTGTCACACCCAATTGACTGTATACCATGTTCGTCAGGTATTCGATGGATTTCAGAATGTTGTTTTCGAGACTGCGATTCAACTGCACGATTCGCTCAGTGCCGTCCGTATAGGCAATACCGTACTTGGAGCCGGAAAGCTGCTGTTCAATGTCAGCCCTGCGCTGTTCGGCCTGTTCCCTTCGCGCCGGACTCTTGATGACATAGGGCAGCTGAATGATCATGTCCAGCTTTCCGCTGCCAGCCTGTTCGTCCACCACATCCAGCAAAGCCAGTTTTCGCACCAGCTGCTGCATAGTGGAGTTCGGAGCATTCATGACTGCGTAAAACGGATTTTCAATCAAAGCCACCATCTTCTTCGGGAAGGTGATCTCCTCCTTCTGTCCAGTCAGCTCGTTGAACATCCGCACACGCACATGGTTCGGGTACCACTCCACAGGCACACCAACGCGCATGGAATAGATTTCATAGCTGTTGCTATAACGCGGGTCAAAGTTCGTTTTTTCTGGCACAACCGCTGCAACGCCCTCTTCCAGAAAGGTCATCACGATGTCCTGAATCAAGCCTCGGCCGGTCTGATCGGCATTGGCCTCAGTATTCAGGCAATAATTAAGGCCCGAATCAATAATCGAATCAAACCGATTATTTTCATCGAGCTTTACGTGGTTGATCGTAATGGATGCTGCATCCAGCGCAATGCGGTTATCGATGGCGTTGATGATGGTGCGCTCACTCCCACGGGAAAAGCGCATCCGGTCAGGGCGGTAAC